TTAAGAAGATACAAAAGACTAGAACGAATTTCTGACAAAGCTGAAAAAGATAAACAATACGCTGCAGCAATTAATGCTGAGTATAGATCAGGACAATTAGCAGGTGCGTATGTTGATCGTAAAGAAGTAACTGTCAGTGGTTTGGAGGGTATGTCACGTGAACAACTTGAGAAAAAACTTGAGGAACTGTCAAACAAGATCGATGGGTACAACGCCAAGACAATCGAGATTGAGTCAGAAGACGTTACAGCAATTGAAGAAGGCTAGCTGGTCGGAATGGTTAGACGCTTTTAACCAAGTACATAATTCTACTATTTTTACTTCAATAGGAAAAATTAAGGTTGAGATTGATGATTAAAAGAAAAATAGCAATGCCAAAAAAAGTAAAACAGGAGATTGATAAATATCCAATGGTTTCCGTTGAGTGGTTTGATATTGTTTCGGACTCCTCGTGGTCTTCGTTCTCTGATGTTAAAAAAGCTAAATTAGCTACTTGCATCACCAAAGGTCACCTTCTCTCCCAGGCGAAAGGTGTTACAAGAATTTTTGGGGATTACTCGTATAATGATAATAAAACTGAGATTGAATCAATCGGTAATACAACATTAATACCTAATTCAGTCATTAAGGAAATCAAAAAACTTACTTAATCATGAGCAATAAAAATGGGGAGGCTAGGCTATGGCAAAAAGTTAAAAATGGACTGACTGATTGCTTTTTAACCCGCATAGAATCTAGCACAATCAATGGTATTCCAGATGTCCACGCAGTAATGGGTAAAGAAGTTTTTTGGATGGAATTAAAATCAGATTCATTAAGTTATCCTAAGCTAAATAAATGGCAAATTGTTTGGATCAACAAGTATATAATGGCAGGTGGCAAAGTTATTATCTTGGATGAGACCCTCTTGAAGAAGACCCTTAAACTGTACAGACCGGTGTCCGTGTTTACTGATCCTCGTTCCCTCGTTGCATTTGCCTCGTTCTCGTTCCCGTTACAATGGCCACTGGTCCAGCAACGGATCCTTCAGGAGCTGGGATCTCCTCCTGATGCAGCCTGATCCTCGTTCTCGTTCCCTGGCCACTGAACTTTTCCCTCTTTGTTTGTTCAGTGGCCTGGGATCCAGCAGCAGGTGATACGGAAGCTCGTTCCTCGTTTTCGTTTGAACTAAACCTCGTTCTCGGACAAAGGACAGTTACCAGCACTGGCAGCCAGAGATGTTCCCAGCTGGCCAGGCGAACTCAGGTTCGGAAAATTTAACAAAAAAGTTCTTGCAATTTATCCCATCGTATCTTATATAAGGTCTGCTAAACAAAGGAGGAACTATATGCGAAAAGAAGATCCAAGTAATGTAGTGTTCACCTGTGCGGAGCACAGCCTGGACATGTACTTCAAAGTAAAAGAGTATGAAAAGAAACCCGAAGCTAAGGATTTCGTTTACGTACGATTCGTACATGACGATCAGTTCGAATCGATGTGGGTAAAGATCCATAAGGGCACGCAGCAGCAGGGCCACGGAGAAATAAACAATATACCTGTAAAACTATTAGATAGAAAACTTGGTGATACAGTAAGTTACAAAACAGATATGGAAGGAGTAACATGGGAAAACAAAAATTAAAAGATCTCGTAAAACAATTGAATGCGGACAACGCGCCACCCGATGGGTGGCATCCGCAGGACCAGGTAGCAGCTCCTAAAAAAAGGAGAAAGAAAAAGAAAAGTCTAATAGAGCAAATGAATGATTACTATGGCTGCGAATACATTGTAGACGGGTCGAAGCTTAAGGAAGACAAACCTAAAGCAGGTAAAGTATACGCTCTTACTGGAGGTCCCGGTTCTCGCTGCATAGCAAACGGTAATACTTGGAAGGAGAGTGAGGTGAATCAGGAGCTGGCAGCTGGTGATTCGGGAAAGGTCAGGTGACCTTCGTTCTCGTTTACTTGGGACTTTTGTTCCTCTTCCCTACATTCACATTGGCCAGCACTGGCATCCTGATCCTCGCCCTCGTTGGAATACTCTGATGTCGTCTCGTTTCTCGGTTAGTCTAGAGCTGGCCAGTCGCTTCCTTCAGGACTGGCTTCCCAGCCAGGACGGATTACTCGGTACGAAGAATGGTAAGGTCGCTTCTTTAGAATGGTTCTAAAAGATAATTGTTGTAATGGTAGTGGGATTTGATAAGATGAAGTTGTCTAATAAATAAATGAAAGGAAAAGTTATGGGATTAGATCAACACGCACATCTTCGTGGTCATAAAGTAGATTGGGATAAATATTACGAAGATGATAAAGAGGAACAAGCTAAAGTTTTCGTGTGGAGAAAACACGCAAGACTTCAGCAATTCATGTCAAAAAAGTGGGACGAACAAAACCAAAATCATGATCATAAAGGTATGCTTTCACATTTAGGTTTTAATGCAGATGAAGACGCACCTGTTTATATTACCGAAGACGTTGTGAAAGAATTAGCCGAACAGATACAGAAAGACTACAAAGATTACGTAGCCGAAGATGGTTTCTTTTGGGGGCAACAGTTCCAAGAAGAAAGTGTCAAGGAGTACAAGGAACAAGATATCAAGTTCTTGAAGTTCTGTGAACAAGCAATCAACGATAAAAAGGTCGTTGAATATTGGTGTAGTTGGTAATGAAAAAAATTAAAATCAACGAGGCGACAGCTGTCGCCTCGTCTCGTTCTCGGTCTGGAAATGGTAAAGCTGTACCAAAGTTAAAAGCTGGCCAGGCGCACCAGGAACGTTTCCTGAATTTTTTAATTAATGCATTAGGAGATAATAAAGATGTTAGTATTAGTATTGATGGAAATAAACCAAAGTCTATTAAAGAGATTAAAAAAAACTTTAATTAAGGGGTTGAATAAGATTAGATAAGATATATATTATTACTGTCAAACAAACAAAGAGGTAAAAATGACAAACGCGATAAAAAAGCTAAAGCAAGATGAAAAAAAAGTAGTTCTTGCTTATGCTCAGTTAAAGCTAAAGTCTAATAGACTAGCTAAAGAGTTAGACACAATGAAACAGAATGTTGTTGATGTGTTTAATAGAACAAATCAAAACTTAATCATTGTTCAAGATGAACAAGGGAATAGTTTTGGATTACAAAAAATAAATCGTAAGAGAAAGAAATTTGAAACTGCAAATTTCAAAATTGCTCATAATGATTTATTCAACAAGTTCTGTACTGAATTAGAGTACAGCGAATATAAAGCGATAGGGGATAATAATGCCCAATAATGATTTAATTAATATCGCTAACGTGTTAAGTGAAAGGCTTAACACGTCAACGCCCACTTCATTAGCTGACATGGTTATTGAGAATGGACAAAAAAAACAACTCAACTATGAGATCATGTTTCAACTATTAATGGGTGAATGTGAAAAACATATACTTGAGAATGTTGGTAACCCTGTTGTAGATGAGTTCAAGGACAATGTATTAAAAAAGTTTAGTACATTAGTTCAAGCCCTACACAATAACGAATAACATTAACAACCAATGGCGTCTTAACTGACGCCATTGGTGTATCTAGCCTGTACCTATACAAGGCTCATTTCATTTATAAAAATCAAATCGCAGGTACAACTTACAGCTTTCGCGTTTGAGGGCTAGGTTTTGCTACCCGATAGGGTTTACAAAGTAGGATATACAAATATACTAAGGACCCAAACGGTATGAAAATTGAGAACCTTACTGAAGAAGAATTAAAAGATATAATTCTAAAAAAACAATTAGAGTGGATCAAGTTATGCCAAGATAATTTTTTAGTTTTTGCTGAGTCTGTCTGGCAAGATTTTATCTATAGAAAAACAAAGGACCCAAAGAAGTATGGGCACCATCAAATTATTTCCGAAGCGTTTCAAGATATTGCAGATGGGGATGCAAAGAGGCTCATCATCAATATGCCTCCAAGACATACTAAATCAGAATTTGCATCTTATTTATTCCCTGCTTGGTATATTGGAAAGTATCCAAAGAAAAAAATAATGCAGGTATCACACAACGCTGAACTTGCTTCAAGGTTCGGTAGCAAAGTTCGAAACTTAATGAACACCAAAGAGTACAAAGAGATATTTGGAAATGTTACACTTAGAGAAGATAGTAAAGCAAAAGGTAGGTGGGAAACTAATCACGGTGGTGAATACTTTGCAGCGGGTGTAGGCGGTTCGATTACAGGACGAGGGGCCGATTTGCTTATTATCGATGATCCACATACTGAACAAGATTCTATGTCTGACTCAGCTATGGAACGTGCATACGAGTGGTACAATTCAGGACCAAGACAACGTTTACAACCAGGCGGTAGAATTTTAGTTGTTATGACAAGATGGGCTACAGATGATTTAACAGGAAGATTAATCAAGGCTCAAGGAGAAACAAAAGCAGATCAATGGGATGTAATTTCATTTCCCGCAATCATGCCCAACGATAAACCAGTTTGGCCTGAGTATTGGAGTAAAGATGATTTAGATTCTGTAAAAGCCTCAATCTCTTCAAAAAACTGGAATGCACAATACATGCAGGACCCAACCTCAGAAGAGGGTGCAATTATAAAAAGGGAATGGTGGCAAGATTATAATAGTGAAAAACTTCCAAAACTGCTTCACGTAATACAATCTTACGATACTGCATTTTCAAAAAAAGAAACTGCAGATTACTCAGCTATAACAACTTGGGGTGTATTTGAACCTGTAGAGGGTTATGAGAAAGCTATAATATTATTAGATGCTCACAAAGGTAGATACGACTTTCCAGATTTAAAAAATGTTGCTTTAGAGCAGTATCATTATTGGGAACCTGAAACAGTTATTATTGAGGCTAAAGCATCAGGACAGCCCTTAATACATGAGCTAAGACGTGCAGGTATACCCGTAATTGATTATGTTCCAGCACGTGGTAGAGATAAGCATACTAGAATAAATAGCTGTGCACCTGTATTTGAGTCTGGTATGGTGTATGCACCTATTGATGAACATTGGGCACAAGAGGTTATTGAGGAATGTGCAGCATTCCCAAATGGTCAATATGATGACTATGTAGACAGTATGACCCAAGCTGTGTTAAGATATAGGCAAGGTGGATTTGTTTCAACGTATTCGGACGATTGGGATGACCCACCAATTAAATTAGAAAAAGACTATAAATATTATTAGGAGTAATTATGCCTAGACGAGGTGGTAGACCAAGCAGACAGTATCTTGAAGATACAAAACGTATGCAAGAAAAAAGAAAATTAAGAGAAGTTGGAATGCTTACAGGTGGCCAAGCAAAGATTGCAGCCAAAGCTCCTCCTACAAATAAAATTGATGCAAAAGATTTCGCTGTTCTACGAGCAGAAAAAGCAAAAGGCAGAGGCATGGGTTTACAAGATGAAAAAGTAAAACCAGGTAAAGTTATGAAAGCTAGAGTTGGAAAGTCTATGAAAAAGGACCCAACAAAAACTGTAAATCCATTTGAAAAAAAATCCTCACAATCTATGGGAAGAAGAAAAGCTTTAGGTACTGTTAAATCTTCTTTAAAAGTTTTAGGTAAAGCAGGTAAAGTAGGTGCTGCTATCGCAGCTTTAGGAGTTGCTGGAGCAGGTGCCGCTAAACTTGGACAAACTATTGGTAGAAAAATGACTGAGAAAAAAAATAAAAAAATGGGTGGTGGCATGATGAAAAGACCTGCAATGAAAAAAGGTGGAATGTCAGCTGGTGATAAGTTTAATGCAAAGGTAAAAGGTATGCTTGACACCTATGATGATAAAAATACTCCTATGAAAAAAGATAGGTTTAAAGAGAAACTTAAAGCCAAAGGCAAAATGGGTGGTGGCATGATGATGCAACGACCTATGATGGTAAAAAAAGGTGGTGGTGCTGATACAGGTAGAAAAGGTGAGTTTATGAGTAAGCTCGGTGTCGCAATAAATAAAATTAAAAGAGATAGACCAACAAGACCAGATTTAAAAAAATTATCTGGAAAAATGGCTGGCGGAATGATGAAGAAGCCTATTATGGCAAGAGAGGGAAGATTAGCATCTTATGCGAAGAAAAAAGGTTTACCTATGCCATTAGTAAAAAAACCTAAATTTAAAAACTTGGGAAAAATGCCTTTTATAAAAGGAATAGGTAAAAAAGATATCTCAAAAAAAATGGGAGGTGGCATGATGAAGCAAAAGCCTATGGGTTATAAAAAGGGTAGTTCTGAGAATCCTATGAAAGAAGAAAGATTTCAACGAACAAGACAGGCTGCAATAGCAAAAGCTATTGGAAAAGAAAATGTAGGAGATCCAAGAAAAGTCGAAAGACCTTCTAAAAAAAATAGAGTTGCTCCTGTAAAAAAAACTTACATGGCTGGCGGTATGATGAACAAGCCTATGGGTTACAAAGCAGGTAAATCTGTCAAAGCAAAATGCAAACTAGGTAGAAACAAACCTACAAAAATGTACTAGGAGGGACAATGTCCCTAAAGGCATTACTTAGATTCGGTAAAGAATTACTGAAGGCGAAGAAGCCTTCAGCAACACCGGCCACCGGACAACAACAAAAGCAAATCACATACACTCCAAAGCCATCACAGGCACAAGGACAAGATTTAGCTGTTCAAGAAATACGTAACCCACCAGT